ATCTGCGTCAATATTGAATATATAATCTCCTGAACATAATTTAGTTAATGTATTTTTCCAGTCAGCGAAATGGTTGTTAAATTGTTTACCTAACCAAACAAATCCTTGCGGATGAGCAATAGACATAGAACGTAAATATTCATCTACGACTTGGGAACCATGTTTAGTATCATGTAGTATCACTATTTCATCTTGTTCACGCTTTGACTTTAAGAGTAAAGGTAATAATTTAGTTATCTCACTAAACTCATTACACACTGTAACCGCATAACTTATTTTCATTTAGTAAATTTTAATTGTATTTCCATTTTTATCTAAAACACTAGCAAGATTATATTTTGCATCGTAATGATTCCTTATTGTACTCATCACATTACCCGTTCCTAAAAAACCAATATATTGGTTGAACCATATTTGGAATTCTTCAGGACTAAATTTATATGAATCATTGGTGTTGAATTCTGTATAGTAGTCATAGAATATATTGAGGTCGAAATTACCTGTTTTAACCATTTCTATATATCTTTCTCTGCTCATATTATTTATTATACTATAAATATAACATCGTCCTTTTAGGTAGCCAAACTTTATGCTGGAAGAAATTCCAAGTAACTTAAGGCTTCCATATAATCTTTTTCTTCGAAATGCTGTATTGTATCCATATCCATTCTGTACTTGTAGTACTCTCCGGGTTTGGATTTAATTGGGTATTTTTCTTTTTCTTCTTCTGTTACTAGAACAGCTTTGACTGCTGACCATTTCCATAAATCGGCTGTTGTACCATTAGCAAATATCATCCCTTGGTCAGGAACATTCACTGATGATGGCATCCATATTTTTCCTTCATCGTCTGTGAAGAATAAATCCTTATATAGTTCGGGTAGAATTTCTTTTTGTTCCTCATAAAAGGCTTCGCCTTCTTTCATGAGTGTACTTGTAACAAATCCACACCCCATACAGTGGTATGATTTTATACCATCATATGGTTCAGTTTCCATACATGCGTCTGAACCACATCTTTTACATATTACTAAATTATCCATTTGATTCTATTTTTTTAAGTTTAGGTAACTCGATTTTTTTAAGTTGAGGAAGTTTAAGTTGAATTTGTTTTGGAAACTCTGGAATATATTGAGTGAATAGACTATCTACTTTGTCTTTCATCTTGTCCCAACTGAATTCCATTTTACTCTTATACCCTTGGCGTTTACCTCCATCTACATAGTTCTTGTAATTCTCAAACATGTCTTTTATGTAATGGCCTATTTGTCCTTGGTCTGCAGAGAACCATTGGCTTTCCTTAAGTAAGAATTGGTTTGCAGCACTTGGATGAACATTTGTCAATTGACCATTCAACATCGTTATGAATTCAGGATTTAAGAAATCTGTATGTCCACTCCAGTTGGTAGTTAATATTGGTTTCTTAGATAAACTAAACTCAAGTAATGGTCTACCAAATCCCTCACCCTTAGTTAAATTAACCATTGTTTTTACTTTAGGATGGTTATATAACTCGTTCATTTCCTTATCTGTGAACTCACCATGTAGTAAATAAATACTAGGTAAATCTTTTGAGTTAACTGTTTTCTTGATTAACTTAATACGTTTAAGAATTTCTTCTCGATCAATATATGAAGAACCAGCCATTGATGTCTTTAGTATGAGTGCCGGGCGTTTTTTCTTGTTCTTAAACAGCTCATAAAACGCCTTAATTAGTAAACCAACGTTCTTGCGGTCTTCACCTAGGTCGCCGTTTATCCAATGTCCTACGAACAGGAAAAGATAATCCTCTGGAATGTTTTGTATATCTGAATACAATTTATTTTTCTTTGTTTGTTTCATAACTATAATATAATATTTAATTTTTAAATTTCCAAATATAACCACCAGCAGTTTTTTGTCTTCCTCTTAAAACCGCATCTACATCACCGAAACCTAAACGTAATGGTTCAGCTATAGTAGACCACTCTTTAATTATTTCTCCAGTTATATTAAGTTGGAGTATAGGAGTAGATTTAGATTTAATTATACCTTCTCGTAATTTTACATTCCATGTAAATTCACGTTGAGATATTTTTTCTCCATGATTTTTTGGTTTTTTCATATTTTGTTTATGGTGTTCAGTCTTTAATTTTCCTTTAGAAGCTAGAGATTTTTTTAATTTAGTTTCTTCAGAATCAAACCCACCCCTGCCATCTTTTAATCTGCAAAATAAAACTTTACCCCATCCATAATTTTGTACATATTTTGTTTTGTAATATTCTTCAAGTTCATCTAAACTATTTGTAGAACATTCTTCTATTATTTCAAAAACATGATTTATCCAACCGAATTCATTGATGGAAGAATATATTTTAGGTTGACCTTTCCCCATTGTTGCTATGTAATATTTTTTTCTGTCTTTTATATTAACCGATTGTCCAATGTAAACTTTACCTTCAGGATTTGTTATTTTGTAGATTCCGGTGATAACGTTGTTTTTGTTGTTCATCGCATTTTTCTTTATTATTCCAATAATATTCTTTAGCACGCTTACGTTTAATTGATTGTTTTTCTTCTTCAGTTAAATATTTTTTCAAACGCCCCATCGATTATAAATATTGTGAGAGAAATAAAGATACAATAGAGATACAATAAATATTAATTAATCCACTCAATGGGCCCATATATATCCAAATCAGCACCCTCAAACAATACCTCAATTGGTTTTTGTAGTTGGATCGTTCCTTCGACTTGGTTTGTTTGTTGATTACGTTTGTCGAATTTACTATCTTCGAATACTTTCTTTGAGTGGTTAGATGACACTAACGTCAAATTCATTCTATTAATACCCTCAATCCAATCCGGGGCACAAATTGTTGTCTCAATACCTGCTGTAACACCTATGTTGTATTTTCCTACAGGTTGGAATTCATTAGGTACTGTAATCTGCATCCATACTTCTGGTTGTTTAGGTAATTGTGGAGTGCCTAACTCATGTTGTTTTAAGAATTCCCATTCAGGATTATCTTTACAAAATCCCCATGGTGTCGAACCCCACCTTTGAGGTATAAGTTTGACGTCGTATTTATCTAATTGGATGATTGCTTTAATGATGTCTCTTGATCGGGCTCCATACCCACTATAACAATCGTGTGGACTACTTATTACAAATAACGGTTTGTTCATGTTTTTAATTTTTAAATATTATATAATATAACTAATTTTTTTTATGTTTCCAAATATAACCATAAGCGGTTTTTTGATCTCCTCTTATACATCCCGCTACAAAACCATAATCTGGGTGTTTAGATATCTCCGCTACACTTTCCCATTCTTTAACAAATTGTCCTTCTAAAGTATATTGAATAACTGGTTTTGTTCTCCAGGGCATTTTTCTCCCCTTTAAAGCTTCACTTATTTTTTTAGACTGTGATGGTGTTACAATATCAGTTTTATTTAATTTTCTAGTTTCCCATCGTTTTAAACCAATATCTGACATTTCTTTTGTTGTTTTGTTTTTCCAAACATCTAACATAGCCTTAGATTTCTTATTTTTAGTTTCTTGAGACTGAGTTTTTCCAGTTAACATTTGAGAATATTCAGTTTTTAAACGTTCATATATCCTTGAAGATATTACATATGTTTTTTCTTTATATTTTTGTTTTCCTATAGCCATTAAAAATAAAGCATGTTTAAGTTTATTTTCTTTAGGATACATTTCACATAACAACATATGGCACAAAAAATGTTCTCGTGCTGTTAATTCTACTAAATTTTCTCTATTGTTTGTTCCTCCTAAACATTTAGGAACAATATGATGTTTTTCTTTATAACTTTCCAATTGGCGATTTTGAGCGCGTTTTATAATTTGGTTGTATATTTTTATATATTCCATATGACACTTATTTACTATAAATATGCGTAAGTATCGTAAGAATTTTTTAATATACTAATTTGTGGTTTACAGTGTTTTCTTTTATTTCATTACAGTTTATCAATTCATATTTTTCTCTTGGTTTCCAAGTCTCAAATAAAACATCAAATGCTTCCATTACTCGTTTACCTTGGTCATCACCAGTAAATCCAGCTTCACCAACGGCCCATTCTCTACCCTTTAACCCTCTACGTCTTAATTCTTCTCTACCTAAGTTGTATGTGTTCATTATTTGTTCAGCGGCATCTTCTGCTGTACATCTATCATCCCATATGTAAGGTGTAACTGGAGAACCTACAATTGAACGATTAGTTGGAAATACTGGAAATGCCCATTCACCACATTCTTTTATAGTACCATTATGGTTAGATGGAAAATCAGCATCAAAGTCTATCCATTTGCCGTCTTTTGAGAAACGCATTTGGTCTTGCATTCCACCTGTCACATTAGCTATGATTGGTCTACCTGCTAATATTGCTTCAGTTAAACTTAATCCCCAACCCTCATTTGATGTTAATAGTATTTGAGCGTCAGTACAGTTGTACAATAGATTCATATCATGTGTACTATATCTGTCTGTTGAGAAAAATACATTATATTGGTCACCAGTAAGAAATAATTCTCTAACTGCCTCTAAATCAGTACCATGTTCACTTACAATTTCAGTATGTAGTACCATAGCACATTTCTTAGCTTTTTCAATGGGTAGTTTATCTATAAACAACCTATAAGCTAACATAGCATCTGGGATTTGTTTACGTCTAATATTTCTAGAGTTAAAGAATAAAACGTAGTCGTATTCTTTGTTCCCAAATAAATTTTTCTTGAATTGAACTAATTTAGGATCACTACTATCAAGTGGTTGTAGTATTTCATGATTCAAACCATGGGGTACGTAACGGATGATTTTATTATTGGCTTTCTCACCTAACACCAGCTTATTAATGTTAACTGTTTGTTTTGAGATACCCATTAACAGATCACATGCCTCATAATATGCTTTATTATATAATGGAGCCGGGTAGTCATCCCAAATATTTAAGTACGCAATAGGAATTTTTTTCCTTATTTCATTCTCGATTTGGAATATGTGGATAAAGTAACGTGGATCAGTAATTAACATCAACGCATCTGGCTTCTCTATTTCGATTAACTGCCTAATTAGTTCTTGACTACCATATCCACTTACTGGATATAACATGACATTTGAGTCTGTTAAGCCGGTTGTACTATTAGTGTCTTGAGATAAGTCAAAACGTTTACCTTCATCCGGGTGTTGCATTGAGCCTCCTACTGTGACCCAATTAAAATGCTGTGCTGTGTGTAAGACAATTTCTCTTCCTACTGTTGCTACACCACTATGGACACGAATGTCGTCAGTGATTAGCATTATTTTTTTCCTCTTTTCTGGAGGTAAGTACGAAAACTTTGAATTCATATAACTAATTTAATTTAATGTTTAATTTTCTTCTGTTTTTATTTCAATGTTGGTATGGTTATGGATTTGTTTCCTAAACTCTGGATCTGTTAAATACAGATGCATTGCTCGGTCAGCTAATTTCTGTAACGAGAACTTGTATTTAACACATGAGATACGAAACTCGTCCCATATTGTATTGTTAACTTTAACACTGGTGAGTACTTGTGAATCTTTCATATATTTGGTTTATATTATTATATATAAATATATGCGGATCTATCAAGACACACCTTTGTCACAAAATTCTTTTGTATTAAACGGACAAAAAAAACAATTGTCTCTACTCGGATTTACTTGATGATGCACGTCTTTATATTTACCATTTTGGTCAAACGCCTCCTCAATAAACCCATTAACTGCCTTTGTAGCTTTACTTAATTTTATTTTTCCACTTGGGGGTACAAATATTTGAATACGTTTTTGAGCGTACTCTGCTTCCTCCCATATTTTTCTCTTCACAATGAAGAACTCAATCTCGATATTGTCTATCGGGATGTTATATATCTGGCTAAAATATTGCTTGTATAGTATTAGTTGGAACTGCTTAATCTCGTCTTTCTTATTCTTGTCATTCCATCCTTTAGTGCTCGTCTTAATATCTACAATCTTGATTGTATTAGTTGGTTCGTGATACATTACTAGATCCAAATATCCCTTATATATTACATTCTTATATTGGGGATGAGGTGATAGAAGAATTGGTACCTCACAACCCACTAAATACCATCCCCTCTTACTAAAGTGCTCACCTTTTTTCTTCTTAAAGAAATCCAGAATAGCCAACCCGTCCTCATAAAATTCTCTTAACTCGATTGGATTACTAAAGTGTACTTTTTTATTTGACTCATATTCTTTCCGATATACTTCACCTAATCTATCTTGAAAATAAGTTTCTATGTCAATCCTATCGGCTTCTGCTCCACTTGTATCATACATCACAGTAATGTAATGTTGTAATGTTTCATGTAATGCTGTTCCAAAAGTCATATGCACTGATGGGCTGGATAAATAGTTACCGTCCTTATATTGTAGTTCCCATTTCTTAGGACATGAATGAAACATAGACATTTGAC